TTTTTCCTCTAAATCCTGTAAAGTTTAAATCTATAACAGGATTAGCTATATAAAATACATCAAATAAATCTTCTACTAACATCTTACCTTGTTTAGTCAAAGGTTTTCCTACTGCATTTCTAGCTGTAGTTAATGTTTCTAACTGTTCTTTTATAGATTCTTTAGTAAAGTATATTTGATCTCCGTAGCTTCTAACGTTTTGTTTTTTATACCACTGTTTATTATTATCAAATGATTGATAAATTTTATTACGTTGTTCAAATGTAGTTTCTATTACGTCTACAATAAACTTATCAACAGCACTAGGGTTCATTTCTAATACCTCTACAGCATACTCTTTAAACGCTTGTGCTTTTTTCAAAGCATTAGACAAGTCTACAATACCATTAATTTTATTCCATAAAAAAGGAGGATAATCTTTAATGGTATTCATTTCTTTTCCATCAATACCTTCCATAAACCATTTGTCAAACTCTCTTAAGTTTGCTTTTTTAAATAAAGGATGATCCTTCATAACCTTAGACAAATCTTTTAATACAGGAATAATAGCATCTTTGTCAATTGCATTGTAAGGATTAATTTCTAATTTTAATCCATTAATATTTTCACCAACCATTCTCAAATAACCAGTAGTACCTTCAGTCATATCTAAATATTTTTGAGATACTACGTTAGGTTCTAATGGAGCTTCGTCTTTACGTACTTTACTAAATACAAGTTTATACATATCACGCAATACAATACGATCTTCTGCTTCTAATAAATTGTCTTTATATTTTCCTCTTAGCTTAGCTGTAGCAGTAGAAGGTAAGTCAACATCAACTAATTTATTAGCATCTATAAATGTACTTTGTAAAACATTTTGATCTATAATTAATTGTTTCCAAATTTTAGGTAATTCATTTGTTTGCATCTCGGTAACCTTACCGCTTCCGTCTTCTATCATTAATTGTTTTCTTAAATCAAATTCTTGTTTAGCTATTTGAAATTGATTAGTAATATATCCTACACTGTCTTTACCAATTGCACTAAACAATCCATTACCAAGCTTAGCATCTATGTCAATCATATTAGCTAACTGCTGCTTTCTTGTTTCTTTTTGTGGAAACTTAGCATTAGCTAACTCTTTAGCAATTTTAGCATCGCTTAAAGAAATCATAGTTCCATCTTCTTTTAATAATTGATTTTGTATTTCAGGTCTAGCATATACCTTAGTTATTTCTTTAGGCATACCCCAAAATACATGAGCCGAGTCAATGTCTTTGTCTGCTCCGTTCATATTAAAGTCGTTAACTTCGTTAGTTATAATAGATATACCCTTTCTACCTTTAACAAATCCTACAAAATTACCAATACGAACACCACTGTTACTAACCATTGGAGAACGTATATACATAACATTGTCTAATGTTTCTTTTAATTGTTTAGTAGTGTCACTGTTTTTATCTAAGTCATATTCTTTTTCAAACTTATCAAATACTTTACCTAATGTACTTTTCTTTTGAGTAGTAGGATCGGTAACAGGAATAATACGTGCACCTTCATGTAATAAAAATTCATTATCAGCTAAACCTTTTTTAGCAGAAGAGTATTTAAAGTTTGTAGTTCGTATAATTACATCATACAAACCTAACTTAGAACTAAAAGATTCTTCTACTACAGGTCTAGTTAATCTTTTAAAAGCATAGTCTGATATTTTTTCGTTTATAAACTCTATAACACCTGGTCTTAAAAATGCTCCTGGTTCAAAATCTGTAGAAATTAAATAGTCTTCTATTAACTGTTTGTTATATGTTTCATTACCATATTCTGCAAAGTCTTGTTCTATTCTTTTATCACGTTCAGAACTTCTGCCATCAGTAAACAACTTACGTAATATACTTCTGGCTGTAATAGACGTAGGGTTTTCATTTAATATCTGGTCTATTAATCTAATATCTATTTTATCTAAAGATACTTTATCGCCTAAAGGTTGATTAGACTTAAGCAGCTGACTTACTTCTTTGCTTACAACAGCATCTCCTCTTGCAGATGCATCTATAATTTCTTGCCATTTATTCCAAAAAATCTTTCCATCTGTGCTAGTAGGATCCATGTCAATAGTATTCAAATTAGAGGTAACCTGTCTTAACAATTTTAATTTTTCTAATTTATTAAAATTCTCATAGACATCTAAATTTATGTAATTATCTTCTAGTTTAGATTTCCATGTAACGTCTGTTTTACCTGGTACGTCTGGTCTTTTTGCTCCACTAATTTCTTTTACTGCAGTATCATAATGTAAGTAATCTATTTTTTTACCTGCTTCTGTTCTATCTAACAAAGCTTCCCACTTAGGGTCCATTCTAAATGTAGCAGTTTTAATAATAGTTGTACCACGTTTATTCCCGTTAGTAAACTCACCAGGTCTGTGTATATGTATAGTTTTTATAACACCAGTTTCAGGATCTAATCCATACGCTTTTGCTAATCTGTCAAATTTTTCACCTCGTAACATACTAGCACCATCAGTACCTGAGTTAAATGCTTCCATTTCAGGCCCCATATTTTTAATACTACCAGGTAAATCTTTTATCAAAGCGTGTGTATATTCATCTTTAATGTATTGATTATCTATAGGTACTTCAATACCAGACATATGCTTAGTATACTTTTGCATTTTTGTAACATCAGTATAAGGTTCTGTTTTAAAATAAGTAGGCAATGTATCTATAATGTCTTGTGCTGTGTATTTAGCATCTATTAAATTCATTTCTTTCATACGCCAAATAACAAATCCAACATTAGATTTATATTTTTTAGCATCAGTGCCGCCTAATTCTTTTCTAATAGTTCTATCTATTTTTTTTAATTCTTTGTCAGATATATAATTAGTTTCATTCTTTCTACTGCTCCAAGGGAATTGTCTTACTTGCAATCTACCAGTGTCACTAACTGCTGCGTGTATATACAGCCCTTCTTTCTCTTCTAAATTATTTCTTAATTGGTCTAATTGTTTTTTAGACATATTTCTTACAGCACTGATAGGATCTTTAGTATCTTTAGAAAATGCAAATATATCTATAGACAAAGGTGACACATTTTTAATTTTAGCACCTGGTTTATATTTACCTTCTACTGCATCATAATATCGTTGTGATACTACAGTAGTTAAATAGTCTATATCCAAATGTAATTGTTTATCATCTTTAGCATATATTTTATTTAAACGACTACCTTGGTCTGATTTAGTACCCGACTTTTTACCGCCTATAGGTTTGTTGTATATGTCTACTTCTGGTGCTTCTTCCTCAAATACGGGCTCTTCTGTTTTACGTCTTTTTAATCTGCCCTTACCCTCTTCTGGTACTAAATATATTCTAGATATTTTAAACTTATCTAAATGTTTATATTTATGTATAGCTTGAACCAAATCCATTTTCTGTTCTTCGCTAACTTTAATTTTAAATTTACCTTCTACTTCTTTAATAAAATTATCAGGAGTAAAGTTTGTATCAATAGCTAACTTCTTAAACATTTGATGCAACTCTTGTGGATCTAAATCTTTAGAAGTTTTGTCACCAACTTTTTTAATATCTACAAATATGTTTTTTAGTGTACGTTGTTTTGGTAAATATTCACTAGCAATAGATGTATCTTGTTCTATGTGTTTAACTTCTTTGTCCATTTCCATAGAACTAAATTCAAATTCTTTTTCTTCTACTCTACGTTCTACTTCATCTATATTAAAAGTATCTTCGTGTTTTCTTTCTGCTTTTTCAGCTGCTTCATATAATTTTTCTAATATAGTTTCTCTGGTTTTATTATCTGTTCTAGCTCTTGTTTCCATTTCAGGTGTAATGAAACCCTGTTCTTTTAAATCTCTATACTCAGGAGCTAATGCTACAATAATATCATTGTAGTTATTAACAACATAATCCATTTGTTGACGTTGTATGTCTTTTAAATACCTGCTCCAGTATGCTTGATATTCAGGAGTTTCTGCTTGATACCACGGTTGTTCAGTAATCCATTTACGTGCTTCCTTCATTTTAAAATCTCTAGGTATCACTTTGTCAGAACTAAATATATCTCTAGTAGCTCTATTTTCAAATGCAGCTCTACTATTTACACTAAAGAACACAGCCATTAATGTTTCATATATTTGGTCTTCTAAAGGCATATCGTGCAGTTTAGCAGTAGTAGTACCATACGCTGCACCTGCTGTACCTTTCATGAGAAAGTTTATAGTTTCAAATTGATCTCTACGATTAGGTTGTTCTTTTAATGCTTTAGCAAATCCTCTAACTACTTTCTCTCCAGCAGTTCTAATTCCAACATTTTTACTAGCTAACATTCTACCTATGTTTGCATATTCACCTATACCTCCAAATATACCCCCTGCAATAGCACCTTGTACTGCTGCTTGTCCCATACCTGCTAAGCCTTGTTCTCTAGCAGAAGCACCTAACAATAATCCTAAGTGTACAGATTGATTAACAATGTTGTCACGAGTAGCAGCATCCATGAATCTATTTTTAAATACACCTTTGTGTATAAATTCTGCTGCTTTAATATTATTGTCTTTTAAAAAACTTGTACTTTGTTTTTGTACAAAGTTAGCAACTATACCAGGTACAGACTGCATACCGTATAATTTTTCACCTGTTTTAATATCTACGCCAATAGGTTGTGGACTACGTAATGCTTTACCTCCAGGTAGTTTGGTAGTAACATCGTGCATAGCTCTTGCTACTTTATTGTTAGAGTATTGTAAAGATTCTCCTACGCTTTCTAAACGATCAGCTACTGCTTCAAATTGCTTAACGCCTCTAGCTTTAGCTTGTCTACGCATTCCTCTAGCTACTAATGCTGTTGCAGCACCACCTCCAGATAATGCTTGTACTACAACACCTGGTGCTAGTCCTACAAGATGAGATAATGAGTTTGCTATTTTTTCGGTAGACGTATCAGGTTCATCTGCAAAACCAAAGGTTGTAAAACCTTCTAATAGTCCAGATGTAATCTGTGCAAGAACTCCGTCAGTTTGACCTTGTCTTCCATCAGTAAGGGGTAAGCCTGCATCAACTAGTTTTGATTCCATATAACGCAAACTACGTGCGTCAAATTGCTTAGGTATACGGTCATAAAACTTTTTTAGACCTAATGCATACTGCATTTCATCTAATTGACCTGCATTGAAAGCAGACTCAAGTATCTGTATTCTTCTATCTAATCCCATATTATAACTGGTCGTAGTATGCTTGTAGTATTTCTCTTCTTTCTTTTAATCCAGTTATTAAACCTTCTTCTCCCCCTACTTTCGTAGATGAACTGATTAAACGATCTCCAAGCTTAATTCCTTTTAACAAATCTTGTTTAAGTTCTTTTTTATAAGTCTTGCTAGCATTGTCTAATCCAATTCCAGCTAACATTTCAGAACGTTTTAAAAGATTTGCAGATAAGTCATTGTAAGTATTAGTACCTTGCGTAAGATATTGTTTGTGTGCTTTTTTACCTCTAAATAAAGTACTAGGTTGATCTGGCATATTAAAATCATCCATACGTAAATTCAAAGCTCCTATAGCAGATTCTGCTTGAAAACTTTGATATTCATGTACAGCTTTATGATTAGCTGGATTGTCTAAATTTAAATTGCCGTATAAACCAGATTGTCCATTTACAGCAGTCATTATAGAATTTTTAGTTCCATCGCTTACATTGTTAAACATTGCATCTGTTGTAAGTCTTTGACCTAAATTTATATTAAACTGTTGATCTGCTAAATTTGAGTTAAAATCAAACGCTCTTTGTTGATATTTTTGATTTTGAATATCTTGTTTCATTTGCATACCAGTACCGCTCATAGTAATAAATCCGTTAGTACCACTAGCTATAAAATTGTCAAAACCTTTTCCTTTTTGCCAATTAAAATTATCTTCTGCTTGTGCTTGTCCTAATTTATTTTGCGCTAACATATATACTTCAGCTCTTGTTTTCATTTCAAAAGCGCCAGTACCATTACCATTTTTATACCATTTTATTTTTTCGCCTAACCACTTTTGTTGTTCTTCTGCATTTTGTCTTTGATATTTTGGTAATTCTGTAGTCATAAAAATTTGCATATCTTGTGATATTACTTTTTGTTCTCGCATTTGTGCTATTTTATTAGTGTGATTATTATTAGACAAATCAATATCATAAGAATGCCCTTTTTCCATTTGTTTTAAAGCATATCCATGCAAAGTTAAATCTCTACTTAATGTAAAATTATTTTCTTTTTCTTGAAAACCAAACTTAAACTCTTGTCGATCGTCTTGCATCATTTTCTCAAAAGCTTGAGAAGATTCTTGACTCTCTTTATTAGCACCAATTTGTATCAATTGCATATCTTTTTGAGTATCTGTAGTAAGTTCTAAACGTTCGAACATTGCTTGATTATTTTTATTAGCTAAATCTAAATTACCTGCAATGCTTGTAGCTAAATTTTCTTTATCAGCTTGTATGTTTTTATCGGTAATTGTTTGATCAGAAGCAATCTTCATTCCAGCAATATCTTCTGCAGATCCAGTAGTAATTCCTAATTCCTCTATTTTCTGCTCTCCTGTTGTATCTAATCTTTCCATAGCATAGTCTTGTTCTAGTGCCATTAGTTCTTTTCTTTTTTGCGTTTCTAATGCAAGTTTTGTTTCATAATCTGGTTCCCTAATAGATTTAAGTAATCCAGTAGCACTTTGTGATGCCATGTTTAATGCTTGCAAAAATTCAGTTTCATAACTAGCCATTATACGTTCCCTCCATATTGGTCTTTAACTGCTTGATTAAAATCTGTAGACAATACAGCACCACCTTGTGCAGCTTGCGATGCAGCGTTGTAGTAAGTTTTTTGTATTGCGTCTAACTCCATACCTTTTTGTTCTTGTATTTGTCGATTAGAAGCTTGATATGCTAAGTCTAATCCTGTGAATGCTTTTGTAGGGTCCATAACATTTGTACCTAATCCTGCAAAACCTGTTTGTCCCATTTTATTTTCTAATGCATTGTATTGATTTATTCTAGAATCTGTAGCTAAATCAAATCTATCCCCTTGAGTTTCAAGTCGTTGTATTTCATTTTCTTGTACTGCTGGTAATAAACCAATAGCATTGCTTTGTAAATCTCCAAACACACTTTTTAAAACACCACGTCTTCTTCTACCCTCTTCTCTTGCTTTGCTCGCAGCTGAGGTAGTGGCTGCTGCTCCAATTAATCCTGCTACTATTGCAAACGACATACGTTACTCCTTTATCTTTACTACTAAATTAGGTGATACAGCTTTCAACCAATTGTATTCATTGAAATGTGGAGCATATTCTAAATTAGCTTCACGTTTTCCTTGCGTTACTTCATCGTCTATATTCTTAGCCATAGGCGGTTGCTGCCTATTTGGACTGACTATATTTTTTTTAGCCATTATGTATCTCCTTTAATTTATTAATTGCTTTTACAAAATCTTCTACACGAACTGGTGTTTGTTTATACCAACGTGAATATCTATCTGCTTTTTTATCTGCATACATTATTTCATCTATAGCACGATCATACTCCTGATGACATAAACATTTCCAAGCAGTAGGAAACTTTCTAGTCCAGCTAGTACCTAATTGGTAATTTACTGAAACTAACGCTATTTTCACAGATTCATTATCTGTAGATAGTATGCTTGCTTGCTTATCTGCTGCTTCCATAGCAGTAGTAATATCTTCCATATACCATTCTTTAATTTTATAATCATCTACTTCAGTGCCTACAGGATAATCTTCACGTTCTGCTGCAGTTAATAAATGACCAATACCGCAAGTAGGTTTATCTAACGTATCTAAATATACTTCGTTCTTATATCCTTCACGAAGTTTCATATGATCGTATACTTTTTTTTCAAATTCATTCATATTATTTTCCTTACATTGAAATTGATTCACCAATAAATCTACTATTTTCTTCAGCTTCATCATATTCTTCTTGAGTTATAGGTTTAGTCAAAGCACTTAATAAGTTTGGATTATTTTGATAATCAAAAAAAGGTGTCATTTGAGGTTTAGGAAAAAACCTAGATGCGTGTTGAGGTGTAGTTGTTTGCATATAAGACATATTACCATCTGCATCTTTTTCACCAGTAGGCTCGTAGTTAGTTACGGAATTTAAATAAAAAGCTTTAACCGTAGCTTTGTCTGCTGCTCTACTAGAAGTCCTTTCTCCTGGTTTCATAATTGTAGTTCCATCTGTATCAGAAATTCTTCCTACAGGACCAGTTCCTACCATAGCTTGTTTAGCTGGTTCTTTAACTGTTTGTTTATAAAAATCTCTAAAACTATCAAATCTTTCTTGTACTTGTACGCCATCAAACATTTTAACGTTACTAGTATAATCTTTTCTTGCTTGTCTTCTAACTTTCATATTGTCTATCATGGGTTGCATAGTTTTTGCTAATTCGTTACCCATAGTATATCCAGACATAGCTGCAGTTCCATAATACATTGTTTTACCTAATAAACTATCTCTGTATTCTGAATCAGCTTCTGCTTTATCTACAGATACTTCAGCTCCTGCTTGTGCCTGATAAACGCTTAACTTTGAATTAATATTCATAATTTCTCCTTATGGCTGTAATTGTGACCATCTTATACCAGCTATTGTGGAATCTACACTTGTTCCACTGCTAGTTGTTTCTCTAAAATTAAATGTTGCAACCCCATCTCTATATTGATCTGTTGCTGCTTTATAGCTTAATTGACTTCTAAATTGAACATATACAGTCCCACTACTTGGTGTTATAGTAGAAGATTGATCTGAAGCATATATACTTGCAGTAGTCCAAGTACCTCCACTTGTAATTTTATCATTAGCACTGCTTGCTACTCTATATTGAGGAACATGATAACTATTGCTAGCAGGTACTCCTTGTATAAATATACTTCCAACACCATTTGTTACTGTAACTGTAACTACGTCAGAATAATAATATCCTATAGTATTAGAAGAACTATGTTGTACGCTAGAAGGACTAACATTTACAGTAGGGCTTGGAGTACCAGAAGTAGTTAAATTTGCATTACTTACTTCTACTTCTGCACTATCTGTTAATCCTTGTGCTACTACTTTAAAATCATAACGTTGTGATTGTTGCAAATTGGATACTGTAATATCTGTATTTACAGCAGTGTTTGCAGCATAACCTTTAGCAAAAGGCGTAACAGGAGTTCCTGAATCCCACGATCCTCCGTGTAGTCTTTGATATAATACAAAATTACTTGTTACTTGTGTGTTTGCTGTAATGCGTAAAGGTATAGTAGTTGTACCTACGCTTCCATTTAAACCAATAGATGTTACAGCGTTAGGAAACGCTCCTCTATAAAATGTAGTAGTTCCACCTGTATTTGTTTTATATATACTTGGCTCACTACCAAACAAACCTAACCCTTCTCTAGTGTATTTTGTTCCTGTGCTTACAGCACTATTTAGTGCAGTGTTCGTAAATATTGCTTTATTTAAACCAAACGCAGTTTGTGCAAAATCTCCATATATATTAAATTGATTAATAGATTCTGTATACGGAACATTCCCTGCGGTAATATCTAAACTAGAACCTGTAGCTGAAGCAGAAGCACATTCTACTAATTTACCATCAGACCAATATGCAGTAATAGTATCTCCATCTGACACTCCACTGTAAGTACCAGTGCCATCTTCTGTGTATGTTATTGTTTGACTGTAAGAAGTACTAACAAAAACTGTACCTGTTTGTTCTTCTACTGCTTCTGGTCCTACTGTATTGCTTCCATAAGAAGCTTCTAATGTATATAAAAAAGTATCAGGTGTTTGTTGTCCTGAATTTGTTACTCCGTGTGTAGAGGTATCTGTGTGTGTCAATGGAGTGTTTGCAGAAAAACTAACTACGCTTGTACTATCTGCAACCCAGTTAGATCCATTCCAAATAACAGTATCTCCATAAAAACTAGTTCCACCTGCTTTTTTTCTTCTTCTAAGTTTTTGATCTGTAATACCAGTAGCATTAGACCATGTCCAATCTAATTTAATTTCTGGACCACTAGATTCTTGTGTATAATCTGCTGTAAACGATGTAATAGTTGGAACGTCTGTACCTGTTGGAGTTTCACTAGTAGTTGCAGTAGTTTCTGTTGGATTTTTTTCAAATACATTACGTTGCCAACCTTTTTCTGTTTTAACATAAGTATAAATTTTTAATCCTTGTCTAACAAATCTAGTATCACCTACATTCCCCTGATTGTTCTTAGGTGGAATAGAACTTAATTTGTTAAAAGTAGAAAAAGTGCTAAAGCCTACATTGTTTAAAATTGTGCTAGTTGTTCTTCTGCTCATGTTGTTACCATCTCTCTATAAACTAATTGTATATCATTTAATTCAAAATCAGATTGCACATCTCCGTCAGCTACTACTGTTAATAAAACAGAATATCCATATACTTTTTCACTAGCAGCTGTTTTTAATTTTGCATTATTTACTACAATCTTCTTGTAAGACATATCATCGCTTGTTGGCAATAGGTTACTACTTGCATTACTGTGAGGATCTACGACATCTTTGTTGTTAGAACCAGATGTATGCGCTCTTACTTGCACCTTAATATTGTCTCCATTTCTAGCAGCAACATATACTGCAGTTAAATTTTTAGGAGTGTTAGGTTTTTTAAATGTAAATTCTTTTGTTTCCATCAACACTGTATTTGCTTTATATTTTTTAGCAGCACTAGATTCAGACCATTTCTTTAATGCGTAATTATTACTTGCTATTACTAACAATTCCCCGTTATTATCCTGAACTACATTGGTACTATTATCAGTAGTAAAAGGTTCATAACTTTGTCCGTTTATACCAGATTGTGTTTCTTTTACAAATGACATTGATTTTAAATCAAATAAAATAATTTGACTTTTACCTTCTGCGTTTGTTGCTTTTTTAAATATAATTAATTGTTCTTTGTTTGGTATATAGGAAAGCTTTAAATCTGCATTATATATATTAGACCAAACAACCTTATTTTGTCCTGTTTGTTTAGATTGTATTAAGTTAATAAGTTGCCTACCATCGTACATAAACAATCCAAATTTATTTAACCATGATACAAAACCTTCTCCCTTAACTAAATGCGAATGCTTTAAACAACCTCTTTGTTCATAAGTTCCTTCTAAAAATTCTATATCTCTACTTACGTTAATAATGTATAATGTATTTTGTTTATATTGCAGCAATCTACCGCCTAAGTTTTCTAATACAGTAATATCTTCTCCGTCATTTACTTCTACATCTATAAAACTTTCAGCATCAAAAAAATCAAAATCATTTACATTAGACTTCATAAGTCTATCATTAGCAGTTTGTCTTATATTATTATCATCATAATATTGTACATTGCCTATATAAAGCTTTCTATTGACCACTGTAGACGTTTTACCGCCTGTGTTAGGTCTACCTATGGCTGAGTGTTTTTCGGACAGTAATGGCTCTTCTATGCTTAAATCGCTCATTGCTTGTCCTACGAAATAAGAAGCATTAGCATATCCAGTAGATGGAAATACATAATGATTCTTGGCACTAGATCCAATTCCTGCAATTCCAAATTTAGTAAATCCAGATTCACCATTTAGTCTTACACCTTTTTCATAATTTACTTCAGCTAATAAATAACGCTGTCCTATATCACCTGTAACTTCATTGTTAGTTACTGCATAACTATCTATTAAAGCCCAATACACTTTAAATCCAGTTACTCTATCTTTAGGCGAAGGTCTGCCAACAAAACCTAAATGTAATTGTCTTACTTTGTTTTCTGTTAATGTAGGTTGGTAAATATCTCCTAGATAAGTAGGTCCAGATTCTTGTTTGTTATCATAAATTAATGTACCCCACAATCCATACTTTTTACCAGAAGTACTTTTATAAACTACAATAGTACTTTCTTCATCTTGCGATGCAGATGTTGGCGATCCATTGAAGTATGCTAAACAAGACATTCCCCCAAAATTTGTACTAGATACGCTATTGTGACTATTTAATATGTTTCCTAGTAAGGTAGATGTAAAGTTTACTCTACTATACGCTCCACTATAATAACCTAAACTTAACGTAGCATCGTCTAACATAAATAATTCTGAATTATTACTAGCAGACGGTGAACCTGTTTTACCTTTTTCTATCATTGTATTATCATAAATACCAGCACTACCAATAGTAATAGGTGATAAAAATATATCATTTGCAGATACTTGATCTTTAATTACTTGTAATGTAGTTGCACTTGCAAGATTTCTATCGTATTTAATTCTTTGTATTATCTTAGGAAGACTAAAAGTATTAGCAGTAGTTGATGGAGTATGTGTTCCATATACTCTTATATCGCCATCTAATGCAAACATATCTACTTCACCAGCAAAACTACTATCACCAATTGTAACCGTACCTCCGTGTACAGTGTTTCTAGCAGTGTTAGTACCTAGTTCTATAAATTTAACACCTTTGTTATTTACATCGTGGTATGCTAAATATTCTGTAGCTACCTCAGAAGTATCGTGAATTTTTACATCAGAATTAAAATGCAACAATCCAGAACCATCTTTTATTGTATTACTTGTAGGTAAACTATTAACAGTTCTATCAGCAAGTTCGCCTAATGGTACTAGTTTTCCAAAATATTCATTATCTAGTCCGTCTAATACAGCAAACTCGTTAGGTAATAAATCCCTACGAGCAGCAGAATCGTTTAGACCTCCACTAAAGTTATTTAAATTTAATATTTTTTTTGCCATGTTGTAATACATCCTGCATAGTTTTCATCTTAACTTTTTTCTTTTTACTCTTCATATTGTATGTTCTTCTAGAAGAGTTGGTAGACGATCCTTGCATAGGACCGCCTGTTGAATTACTCGTTTCCATCAATAACCTCTCCCCAAACACTTGTCTTACCGTCTATTATTTCTACGGTTTCAACTTTAAATTCTCCATTGTCAAACCAATCAACAATAGCAAAAGCATGGCCCCAATTGTGCAGCCTACCCTTTAACCACTTGTTACTTTCGTGTGACATATCTTTTAAACATCCCATAGACCAAGCACCAATATTGCTATTAAGCTTTGTCATTGTATGTCGTTGTATGTCGTGTACGTGTCCATACATTACATTTTCTCCATACGTTTCTAAATGTTTTTTCGCATGATACGTTGTTGCAAATGCACCATGAAAGAATACCAACTTACCTACTTGGATCGGCAAGTTGTATTCTGTGTACTTATATCCTCTTTCTTTGATTTTACAAGCTTTAAAAAAGCTGTAATCATCAAGATAAGGATACTTGTTAGCAAAATTATCCAACCAGAGATCGTGGTTACCTTGTAATAAATACTTTTCTTTACATCCAACTTTTTTAAGTATTTCATCCCACTCGTCTAATCCTTGATTTACTAACCTTATATCTTCATCTACAATAGGTAGTTGAAACTCTAAAGGCGGTAGCTTTTTGTCTTTATATCTCCAAGCTGATACAGACTCCCACTCTCCAACATCCCCTAAATTAACAAACACTTTAGGTTTTATTTTTAGTATTGCTTTTTTAACACACTCAACTGCAGCTCTATCCTCTAATGGATAATGCTGGTCTGGTATTACGATACCACGTTTTTTAAGTTTCAATGAAACCTCCTATTTTTTAGCTAATGCTTTTTTTACTTCACTCCAAAGCTTGTCATCTAATTTATTAGAAGACTTAGCTACTAGCCAATCTCCTAAATGCATTATAACAGCTTTAATGAGCTTTTCTGTACCTAAGCTAGTAAGTACCTTACCTAATATTGGTCCCATTATTTTTCCTTACAGTTTTCATCGCAAGCTTCAAGACCTTTTATATATCCTTGATGCTCTACAATCATTTGTTTTACTTCTGCTAATCTACCGTTAGCCTCTTGTATTTCCTGAACAAGTTGATTATGCTGCTCTACTAATGTTTCCATTTTTATAGTAGCTTCAGTTTTTAAATCTACTGTAGCTTCAGCTTTTAAATCTACTGTTTGTTCTTTTTTACTCATTACGTGCTCTCCTTATTGGTTATAGTAATTATTTTTTCTTGATCTTTTTAATTTTGCCATTATGAGTTCTAGCAAATTTATGCGTTTTAGTTTCTCTTATTAAAGTTCCCTTATAACGCTTACCTCCCCACATCCAACTAACAGTTTTAGCCATTATTTTTTCTTTCCTTTTTTCTTAGACTTTTTCTTTTTCTTTTTAGGCGGTCTGCCTACTTTGCTTCCGTATGTACCTTTACCGTATGGCATATCTACTCCTTTACCATTTTACTTTATTAGCCCAATATGCTGCAGACATTTTGCCTTTAGCTATATTCTTAGCGTGTCTCGCTTTAAAACTTTTGCGTCTAGCTTTAGATTTAGCATCTTTCTTTTTACCTGCTGTGCTAACGCCTTGTTGTCCAAATCTTATAGTTTTGATCTTGCTGCCTTCTTTCGCAACAACAATATGTGACTTTGTTTTATGACCAGGTGTTCTTTTAGGTTTATTATATCCAGAAACACCAGCTCTTTTTAGTCTAGAATCTTTTTTTACAGCCATTATCCTTGTCCTCTACTACGTTTTTTGTAATAATTTTTACTATTTTTATTACCAAATTTAGTATTATTACTCATACCTTGCCTTGTTTTTTTCTTTCCGTTAGATCTTTTAGCATCTGTATTGAATAATTTTCTTTTCATTTAATTTCTTTTTTAATTTTTTCAAACACTTCTTTTTCGTCAAACCTCATGCTAATACCAGGTTCGTAACGCATAACCTCTACGCCTTCTTTAAATATAATAATTGTAGGTACTATTTTAATATTCCATTCTTTTTGAATAACAGCACCTATTGTTTTATTATTTAAGTCTATTTCACCAACATAACAAAGTTCAGCTAACTTTTCTACCTTTACTCTATTTTGGTAATTCCAGCCTGCATTGACTTGTACTACTGCACATTTATGTATATTTAATGCTTGTACTTCTGCAAAGCTATTTAAATTAACTGACTGTGAGTGCAAGGGCGACTGCCATAGCAACAACCCAAGCAACCATGCCATACCATAGTAATAATTCATCTCTATACCTCATTAATCTTTATTCATATTAAGAAGAGTTTCATTAATCATTTTAGTATCTTCTTTAACAGAATCTACTTTCTCTTCAAGTTTTTCTACTTTTTCTTCAGTATTCATAATAGAATCACGAATCATTTGGTCTTTTAAATCGTATTCCATACGTGATACTTCTGGTTCTGGTAGTTCTTTTGCAAGTTCTATTTCTGCTTGCAGAGAATACCACATACCAATTATCATAGCTACAGTAACTAAAATGCTTACAGCTGTTTCTATAGATAATGTAAATTTACTATCTTTACTTACTTCCACTTCATCCCCCTATTTCTGAGTGTACTAATACGCCACCTGCGTAAAAGTTGTTATTCTTTGTCAATATTGTATAAGTTTCTGTTTCATCTGGACTTAATAAGTATATATCTACTTTTCTTACTTTGTCCATAAATCTTATTTCGTCACCTTTCTTTATTTCTTGAGCATTTAATCCATACAATTCTTTTGCTTTAACAGGATCTAAACAAACCATAGTTCCATCTGATTTGTATATAGGGTGGTCTTTAGTAATAGACAGGCCCCTATTTAAGGTAGATGTGCTACCATGTGTATATGTTATATCTTCCATATCTTCAAAATAATATGTAATCAAATCGCTGTGTGTAGGTTTTTCTATTTTCAATATTTCAACTTCTTCTATTGAATCAGTTTCAAAATTATAAGACATAACCATATCACCAACTTCTAATTCATCAATGTGCTTATAGTAGTCTTTGCAATTAACTGGTACTGCTTCATGCACACAAAACCCACCAAAATTTGTAACACTTGTTTGTAAGGTCATTGTAGTGTTAGAAGTATTGTTATTTGTAAATGTTATATCCCTCATAACACTTTCTGTAATACTAGAATGCGGTAAAAAACAAAATCTGGCATGACATGTTACACTGCCACTAAAAGTTATACTTCCGTGTTGATTGCCGTTAAGTGTTTTCATTTTACTATCAAATACAGTATTGCTACTATTTGTACCAGGATCGCTTGTACCTAATGCTACCCTAGGACTACCTTTAGCAACACCAGATGTTACAGAGTTTGTAACGCTCATAGCACCACTAGCATCAGTTAAAGCATTAGTAGTAGCAGCGTGATTAGCAATATTGCCACCTGGACTTAATCCTATAAACCTAATTGTAGTATCACTCCAAGTACCAAATGAAGCATTTGCCGCTGCTGCGTTATGGTTATAACTATAAAATTCAGTCATAGCATGAGGAGCAGAACCATCTGGTCTATCACTACTTGCGTTTACAGTATTAATAGTTGCTACAGTTCCATCAGATAGATCTTCTAATGAACTGTTAGCAGTTGTTCCACTCCTACCAAATTCTCCATTAATATCACTAATGCTAATTTGCCCTGATGCAGTTAAAGTCATTATGCGTCTTTAATTGTTTGGTATTCAACTAATTCAGCTTCTACATCTACTAATTGAGCTTCTAGACTTGCTTTTTGAGCTTCTGCATCTGCTATAGCAGTATCAACATCTTTAGTTTCTTCAAAATCTAAAACAGTAACATCGTTACCATTTGCATTTTTCATTACACTAGTATGTTTAATTACAACCATTGTTGTTGGTTCTGCTTGTTCTACAGCCGCTGCTGCACTTATTACTTTAGCCATTTAACTTCTCCTTGAGTTCGTTAATTTGTTGTTGTTGTTCTTTAGCTACTTCAATTAATAAAGCAACCATTCTATCATATTTAACTGCCTTATGACCATCTTCTCTTGTATCCACAATCTCAGGTAATACTTCTTCTACCTCTTGCGCTATAACACCAATATCGTGTCCTTTATACAAGTCTTGCTTGTCATTCCAATCAAATTCTACACCATTAAGTTTGTTTAATTTATCTAATGGATTTGCAATATTTTTAATATTGTCTTTTAATCTTTTATCTGACGATACATAAGCTACTACATCTGCAGTTGCACCAATACTTCCACTAACATCTAATCTATAAGTTGCTCCTGGTGTTGTAGTATCTGATTCTCCATATCCTAGTCTTACACTATGTGCTACTGCTAATTTACCATTAGTTGTTAAAGACATAGCTCCTTGACCTTGACTATGAGAAGTATCTCTCCATAAAAAACCTCTATCAGCTTCATCGTTAAAAGTAAATGTCATAGCCCAATCATTTAAACCACCAAAAGCATTACCCGAGTACATACCTATACTATAGGCACTACTACCTCCATACATTCTATACTTAGCATAGTTTGATTCATTATGTGCTGTAATATAATGTCCAGCTTGCATAGTTGTATTTCCATTAATAGTAACATCTCCACTAACCGATAATCCAGAATTATTAATTCTTAATCTTTCTGCACTACCAGTGCTAAATGCTATAGTGCTACCTGCTGGATGACCCATACCACAACCATTATCATAGTACCAAGAATAACTAGGAGTAGATGCTGTATCATATCCATCTTTGTATTGTATATATGGTTTAGAGTTGTTGTTATTAGGACCAACTACTACATTAGAATAAAATCTATTTAGCCCATTTAATATACCGTACTTTAATGAGCCACCAGCACTAAAACCTAAATCATCATCTCCTAACCTATACATACCAGTATTGGGGTCGCTAGTAAAACGAAACGCTGGATTTGCTGCGGTACCATCAGACGTTCTTACATCTCCAGTTACGTATAATGGTTTGTGAATAGTAGTTGAACTTGTAGTCCAAGTTTGCAACTGTTGCGCATTAGTTAAATCTCTTAGATAAAATGAATTATCTCCAGTATTATTGTAAAACATAAAGTCGGTATTACCATTGTTAAATCTAACACCATAATCAGTTGTAATTTGATTGGTTACATGTAAGTCCGCATTACCACCATCTTGTTGTTTTACTGCTATTGTGCTAATTCCAGTAGCTTTAAATCCAGTTGCAGTACCATAAGCAGAATTATAACTACTCCAAAATCCTCCACCAGCAGCAGTGCTTCCTTCATAAGCAAAATAGCTACCATCAATTAAAGAATGTAATTGATTATTTTTTAATGCTAATACAAATTCTCCACCGCCATTAGAAACACCTTGTACTCTTGAATATCCATTACTACCTAAATCTCCTAACCAACTACCACCTTTAGTCCAGTATGAACTACCTTGTAATCCATCTAGTTTATCTGCATCTAAGCCACTACCACCACCGTCATTACCAGCGTGCCATACTTTATAAGAATTAGCTCCTTTACTCCATCCACCAACTGCTAAATCATTTGTACCTCCGTCTAGTCCAAAATAAAGAGCATAGTCATTAGCAACGTGAAATGTCATAAACGCATCTTCACCAACTGTATCTTGATATACTTGTAATCCAGATTGATTACCATTTGATGTATCTATTGCAGCGTTAGAATTGAATGTGGTAATACTACTTGCAGTGTTTTCTGCTAGGTTTCCTCTTCTTGGAAAACCACTTGCATTTACACCATCTAATAAATCTGCGTCTAAACCACTACCGCTACCGTCATTACCAGCGTGCCATACTGTATTTCCACTTATAGCTAATACATTAGTGCTTCCATTAAAAGTAATGCTATCTTCTGAGAATAAACGATTTGCTCCGCCAATATTAAATACTACAGGATAAGTTCCTGAAAAACTTGTTCCCTCTATTACTCCCGTAATATCTGATATATCTGGTTGATTAGAAGAGCTGTAATACGCAGAACCTTGCAATCCATCTAATAGATCTGCGTCTAAACCACTACCACTACCATCGTTAGCTTCGTTCCATACTTTACTCCAAGTAGCATAAGAACTACTTACTGTAGTATGTCCTACATAAAATTCTGCATTACTATTATAACCAAGAGCTATACCACCCCAGCCACCGCCACTATCTCTATTGGCAATTTTATGAAAAAGAAAATAATTTGAACCAGGATTACCGTATGATTGATTTCCACTTCTCATCATACCACCAAAACCTACTGGTAAGTTTGCCCAATCTGTAGTGCTTAATTGGTTGCCCTCTAATCCATGACCGCCTACAGTACCTATGTGAGTAGCACTATCTATTAATTTTGCTGTTAATACCGCATCTGCACTAGCATCTACTTTTAACATATTTGCATTATTTACAGATTCTACTCTAAAGTCAGCATCATTACCACCTTCATTTACTACCAATCCATAATTCATAAATGAATTACCACTAACAGTTAAATTGCCTACAACAGTAGCTCCACTTGTATCAATGTAAAATCTTTGTGTACCACTACTGCTTCCAGTAGTTGCACCAGTTCTAAAACTTAATGCACCACCACTTTGAAATATTGAACTCGTAGAAGTTCCTTCAAAAAATATTCTTCCTGAATTACTAGTAGTTCCCTCATCATTATTCATAACTAATCCATTTGCACCAGTTGAGTTGATGTAGGTTTTATGTGGTAAAATTAATAATCTTGTGTTACCCCCAGTAACAAATCCTATTTGGTTAGCTGATGGTTCATGTATATAAGTATCACCACCACCATCTAAATAAAGTTTTGAAGTTGCAGGTATTTTTAAATCGCCTTCAGATAATTGTATTCCACCACCTTCTCTATAAATTTGAAATATGTTATTATTAGACTGGTCTCTAAAATAAAGATTACCATTTGTTAGTTTCATAATATTATGTGAGCCATCGTGCCTAATGCTAAAATCATTACCAGTACCAAATTGAGCTGCTATATTGTCGCTGTATCTAGTGCTTTTTAAAATTCTAATTAGTTGCTCGTTACCCTTTAAACTCATATAGGTGGTAGTACCACCACTACCATCATCAGTTTGCATTATGATTTGACCATCGTCAGTTTGATTTCTAATATATAAATTACCAGTACTATTATTTAGCCAAGCGTGAGTACCAGAATGCATAAAGTAAGCATCTTCGTCAGCTCCTGCTAAAAATTTACCATTATCTACTAATAGTTTTAAATGACTACCACCGAATTGAAGATTGGATTCTGCGTTCATAGCATCTGTGCCAGTAGCAGTTACAATGTAATTGTTTGCACCATTAGCCATAAAGTCAGATACGTCTACAGATATAGCATCTGCTGCTACATCAATACCAGTACCTGCTCCAATGTTTAGAGTTGCATCGCCTGCAGTAGATCCTCCAGTTAATCCTGAACCAGCTACTACTGATGTTATATCTCCAGCACCCGCAGCTGCTAATTCAGAAGCAATATATGCTTTTACCGATTGTTGCGATGGTGCTCTATTAGCATCGTCTGATGCAAAATTATCTTCATCTACAATAGCTCCAAAAGGGATTATGTCACTACCGTCACGTATGTATAATTTATTAGCACTAGTATCGTAGGCAATTTCATAATTGTCTAAATCGCTTGTAGTAGGTGCACTACTACCTCTTTTTATTAATATCTTATTAGACATTGATTGCTCCTAATTAAAATGTTCCACCATCAAATGTGGTATTAGCAAAACCACCAGAAGCTGTAATAGCTCCAGTAAATGCAGACGTACTTGATACTGCTAAAGTACCAGTGATAGCTGTGTTTTTATTCAATGCCCACTTAGTTCCTGAATGAACATATTTAATACTAGCTACATCGCTACCAATAATAATACCAGCGTTATTAGCTGCTGAAGAATCACTAGCTCCGCTAGCTATTACAATATCTTTGTCTTCTACTGCCAATGTAGCAGTGTTAATAGTAGTAGTATCTCCTTGTACTGTTAAATCTCCACTAACAATTAAGTCATTTGCAATAGTAATGTCATTTGCTAACTTATCTCCAGTTACTTGGTCGTTAGCTATGTCTGCTGTAACAATAGATCCTGCAGATATAGACGCAACTCCAGATGAGCTTATAGCTATATCTCCACTTACTGCTGCAAATAATTTATTTTCAATTACTTCCAACTGCATTTTTTCTGTATTACCAGTTGCAAAATCAACTGTAACAATATAATCATTGTTTGCTACAGATGTAACTGTACTCAATTCATCTAAATTTACAGACAAAGTATGAGAAGCTCCTTCACTTGCTGCAGAAACATTTGTTATACCAGTACCTCCAGTAATAGCAGCTACATAGTTTCCACTTGTTTTACTTCCTAAAGTAACTGCATCGTTACCTATTTTAGCTGTAGTAACAGCAAGATCTTGCAATTCAGCTGTAGCAACACCTAAGTTTTTAATAGTAACATCTCCATTGCTTACAGCAAAATTAGCACTATTAAAACTTGCTAATCCTTTTACACTTGTTGTTGCTTCAGTAGAAACTTTAACCGAACTAACTGTTCCACCGCCATCTGTTTGCTTCCCAATATATAGAGTTTCCCCTGCATTATCCCAAGCTAATTCACCATAAGATAGTCCACTTGGAGTGCTACTATTGTTCCACGTATTTCTTTTAATTTTTAACGTATTTGCCATTTTTTATCTCCCTTTAAAATCCACCGCAATCTATTTCGTTATCATCTATCCATTTTTGACTGGATGAGTCATATTTCAATAATGCACTATTTTGTGGCGAAGTTATGTTTGTATCTTGCAATTCAGCTACTGTATCTTCTCCAAAATTGTCAGCATCTGTTATTACCACATCTGTAGTTCCATTGTCAAATTTTAATTTATTGTCATCAAAAAATACTAATTTAGTATATACATCTTTAATTCTATTTGGTTTTGATAATGTTCCACCCATTATGTATTTGCCCCCTGATCTGTATATGTAGGCATACTAGGTTTAGACACATCGCTGTATGATGCATCTAAAGGTATTGATACATCGTTAAACGTTGCATCGCTAGTTATAGCTACATTATTATAATTTGCATCTAAGTTGTCTGTAAATGTTTGAACCAATTCATTCATAGCAGAACCAATTGTATCGAAGGACTCTAATCCAAAGTTTCCTTTTTTCCACGTATTAGCCATTAGTCCCCTATTAATACTACTGTTACTGTTGCTTCATGAGTATCTAGCTGATAAGCAGAAGCCTGTATTTTGCATTTTGCTAAATCTGCGCTCACTAACGGTATACATACAGACTCTCCCACACTTAATACTGCGTGTTGTTGCGAATCAAATGTAACAATTACATTAGCTACAGTACCTAAAGTACTATCATATTTAACATAAAAAGCTTTTACCCCTGACGCACTAGGTTCAACACCTGTGGTTGTTGCAGTTCCCTTAAAAGCTATATTTCCATCTGTTAAAGCAGCTGCAGATTGTTGATCTACAACGCCAACATACTTAATTGCTTTAGCATCGGTAAATGTACTTTGATATGTACCGCCTTGATTTCCAGTATTTTGTTCTGTTTGAAAATTAGTATACGTTTTACCACCTGCTGAATCTATTACTTCTTGTTGTGGTTCTAACGAGTTTTTAATTATTAATTTATTTGCCATGCTTCCTCCTAAAAGCTAGATTGCTTCACGTGTCTGATTCCACTAATTCTTCCACGATTAGCAAACATTTTTCCTTCTTTAATTCCTTTTTCAAATTTTTGTTCAAAGTATGGTGCCATCTGTATCATTTCTGGTTTTTGTTCATACCCCAACTGTACTACTCTATCTACTAAATACTGATGAAATTGCAATGGTATTTCACTTTGTTCTGTCATAGCAGTATTATTGTCTAACGTATTAAAATGAGTAGCTTTTTTATAATAAAACAAAGTAACAGTTAATGCACTTGTTAAACTTGTATATGCATTTTTTCCTGTTCTTGTAGAATCATATTCTGATAAACCAATAGAATCTCTTTCTATCCAATATACTTTGTGCTTAGTAATAGTATTTTCTGTATTATGCGCCATTATGTTAAATCCCTATATTGAGGTCTACCCATTAATCTTTTTATCGTTACATGGTTTCCGTCTTCATCTTCTAGATCTACAGATTTAATTTCTAGTATAGTATCTTTTAATCCATAATAACGTTTGTTAGCTTCAGTTGTAAATTGTGTAGCTTCATCTAATATTAATGTTCTAGAACAAAATTCATCTGATGCCTGGTTTAATAAATGTATAATTTCATTAACTCCTAAATCTGGATGATGTTTTTTAACTTGGTCTATCATTTGCTGCAACTTCACTTGGCACTCCTCTCGTTAGTAAATATGGTGATAGAAAATCTATAAAATCATTTTTAGTTATTTGATATTGTTGAGCAATCCAATTATAATCTTGTACAACTTCTTGCAATTCACTTTGATATTTTTGTACTTCTTCTGTTACTTGTGTAGCATAAGATTGTATTTCAGAATTATATTTAGATATTTTAGCAGCATTGTTTTGTATCGCTGTTTCCATATCTTTAATAGCGTTTTGTATTAATCGTTGTGATTTTTCTGCTTGATTTTGTAAAGCCACATTAGTTGCTAACTGAGCAGTAGCTTGTGCTGCACTTAAATCATTTTGTGCTTCTACTATTAATGCTTGTAGATCTCTTTGTGTTTTATCTAGTTCTGCTTGTATGTTAGACTGATAACTTACAGCATCTGATTGAAAATTGTTTAATTCATCTTGCATTTGTACACCAAACTGTGAAAGTTCTGTACTTCTTAATAGCTGAGCTTTTTGTATTTCTCTAGCAATATTAGACTGATGTTCTGATATTGTAGTATTTACTTCTGCCTGATATTTATTAATTAACGCATTAAATTCTGCTATTTTAAATTCATTGTCTTTAATTGCTGCAGACATATCATTTATAGCATTTTGTATTAAACGTTGTGACTTCTCAGCAAACTCTCTATCTTTTTTAGTAGATGCTATTTGTGCGTCTGCTTGTGCTTCAGCTAAATCTAATTGTGCTGTTTGAACACTAGCTTGTAAATCACGTTGTACTTTATCTAAAGACATTTGATTATCAGCTCTAAATTTCTCAACACTACTATTAAACTCTACTGAATTATTTTGTATATCAGCTTGATAGTCTTGTAATTTTTGTTGTTCTTTTCTTAAAGCAGCACTTGCTAATTCTATATCTTCAGTTCCTAAATATGCGTCTACTCCTATATTAGCTGTTGTAAAATCTACGCTATTAGTAGGCGTATTATAAACTGGAGTTGGTGCTACATCCGCTTTGTCACCTGAGGTAATTGCAGTGCTAAACCCAACACTTGTAGTTGATATAGTACCTACATCGCTGTTAGAAGGCCCAGAATAGGTCACTATGGACAAACCAATGTTAGAGCTAGGTATTGATATGCCTGTCAAATCTAAAGCCGATATATTGCCAATTGTTGATAATGCATAACTTTGCAACTTATCATAGTTTGGCGCAGCTCCTAAACTAATTTTGCTAGAAGCAGTTACGTTTGTAGCATTAGAAACTGTACTTGCTGTTGCTCCCCCGCCTACATCTGCATTTCCAGGTCCATTGTAAATAATTGAATCTAAAGATGGAGAACTTGGAGGAACTACATCTTGCATAGATAATCCAACTAATGTTGCATTTTTTAAACTTAAAAACTTTCTTAGTACTTCACCTGCAGCATATAAGATTACACCTCTATTTAACTCAGGTGGAAAATTAGCTACATCGCTTTCACTTAATGCTGTATTAGTTTCAGGAGTAATATGTTTTACTTTAGCAGTTTGATTTGCTGTAGGTTCAGGCAATACGCTTAATGTGTTATTAGCTACATAATACTTAGGATCTAACTTTGTAGTATAGTAAATACTATTTACATCTTCATACTGACCTGCAAGCTCTTCTGGTATTTCCATACAAGATCTTGCTTGCCCATTTGTATCTGCATCAAGCCTTGTTACACTTGCTATATGCAAAACATTGGTCATAACTAACTGAGGAGAAACATTGTTTAAATTTGCATCCTGTGTTAATCTCATTTTCATTTCAGGATTTTTCATTACAAACTTAGTAACTTGTTTTACACCTTCTCTTAAATACTGAGTAGCTTCAGTAGTAATACTACTAATACTACCAGTTATAGCTTCTATGTCAGTTTGAAAACTCATTGTTATTTACCTCTTCTCTTTTTAATAACATCCCATGCGCTATGCATACCAGTTTCATTGTACAGCCTTTGTCTTGTACCTGCTTTCTTACTTGCATCTAAAATAGTAGAATAGTTTTGTAGATCATTCAAATTAGGTTTAGTCATCTTTCTTAAAGCCATAAGCTGTTTAGCTGCTCTTGTTGCTACGCCCATTATTTTTTAGCCCTTCTTGTCTTAATTCTATTATAAGTATTTTGAATACCCATTCCAACAGCAGTAGCTCCTAGTATAGCAGGATTAGCTTTAGCTAATTTCATTCCTTTACCAAAAGCATTAATTGCTTTACCAATAGCAGCTTGTCCAGTTGCTTTTGCACCCATTTGTCTTGCAGTAGATGCAGAAGCTCCAGCTCTTTCAATAAATTTAGTTGCTCCTGCTTGTGCATATCCTAACTGTTTAGTCATATCTGCTTTTACTTTTTTACCATCAAATTTAAAATTCATAATTACCTCTCTGTTAAGTGAGGGGGAATATTTCATCCCCCTCGTTATTATTATGCTACAAATTGTAACACAGTGTGTGTTTCTGGTAATGAAATTTCAAGACCTGCTTCTGTAAGAATCATGTCTTTTCTTCCATCAACACCATCGCCTTGGATGTTAGTGATAATTTGAGTATCTCTTGATACGCCATTACCTTCTAACGGTCTGTAAGCAACGTTGTTTAGATCAATCATAATAGCAGTGTTTTCATGCTGATTTCTGAATAGTGGTTCCATAACTAAGTTAATTCCACCATAAATAGTAGAAATTCTAGTTACATTCATACCAAATTCATTCTGTACATTCTGAATATCAAATCCAGAACCACCAGCATAAACTCTTTGACTGTCTACTTGTTGAGCCATCATATTACCTAAGAATGAGTTACCTCCTAATTTATTAAAGAAGGACATAACTTTTCTTGAACACAGAACAAGTTTCTCTCCACTGTTTCCAGATTCTGGTGAGAATACATCTTCCATTGCATCTACGAATGAATCGTAAGTTGCTGAACCGTATGAAAAAGTTTTAACTTTTCCGTATGCTTCTGTATATGGTAAGATACCCCATGTTCTACGTAATGGTCCACTTGCTGTGCTATCGTCAGTACCCATACCGAATAAGAAAGCGTGTTCAAGATCCATCTTATGTTCCATAAGTTTTTCTTGATAAACTCTCATATATTCGTTTGCTACTCCACGATAACGTGTAGCTAACGCTGTACCTGAGAATAATGGAACAAGAGTCTTAAAGATTTGAGTATAACCCTCTCTTGAATAGAACTCATCTTTCCATCCTTCTAAAGTGTCACCATCGTGACCCTCAGCGTATGCTGAACCAACTACTTGACCTTTAACGTTATCATCTAAACGTAAGTGATCGTCTGCTCCAGGAGCTACTAAGCCCTTAGTTGCAGCGTCTGCTCCATTAGCAGAATGTGTTGGTTTTAATATTGCTTTGATGAATGTACCTGAAATTACTGAATAATCAGCACTTGCGTTATCTACAGCTGTCACCCTGAAATATGCAATAACTGGTTTATCAGAACCATCAACTCCGTCTTCATCCCATTCGCCTTCTATAGCGATTATTTGACCTACAATTAAAAATTCAGGTCTTACACTTGTATCAACTTCTCTACCAAACTGGTCATAAGGTGCATCCAGTCTTAAACCAGTTACAGCCCAGTTTCCTGAACCATAATTAGTTATATCTTTAGCCTGAGCACATTGGAAGTTACGTCTTTGATACTGATGTCTTTGTTCTAAGAACTTAAACACAGGATCGTCTGTAGCTTTCTTACCGACTCTAGCCAGATATGTTAGAAAAGGTGATGTTTGCGGTGCTAATTCAGCAACTCTTTCTCCAAAATTAAAGATTCTTCTTGAATCATTAATAGAGCTAGCGCTTCCGTTTGCACCATCTAAAGTCACACCAGGTGTGATACTATATTGATTAGCCATCTTGCCTCTCTCCTTTTAGGTTTTTAACTAAATGGATTCTTTTTCTTGAAACTTCCAATCATGGAATCCATCATTTGATCTTCTATTTTTCTAGATGACTGCACGTTAGCACTCGGCTGTGTCGTAATAGGTTTAGGGATTGCTAATTTTTCTTTGCGTTGTCTCATCACTTCTAATTGCAAATCTGCTGTAGATGGACTCGTTACAGGTTGTCCCTGCTGTTGGTCGCCTCTATGCAGTTTTACTAAATTGTCTAAGGACAATGACTCTGGTGAAGACATTTTTACAATAAAATCATTAGCTTCTTCTGGTGTGTAACTATATTTAGCTTGCAATTCATTAATCAACTTAGCTTGATTTGCTGCTTGTACAGCTTGTTGCTGTTGTTGTTTTGCTAACTGTTGTTGGTTAGATACCTGAAGTTCATTGTATTCAGTTATTTCTTCTAAATACTGGTCCCTTGCTGCAACATACTTCGCAGACTTACTATTTGGATCAGTTAGTGCTTCGGAAGAATCAAAATCGGTTGGTCTAGCAGGTTTAACAGGTTTTTGTACTGTTTCCTGAATAGGCTCTGGTTGCGTTTCTACTGGAGCAGCAGATTGTACAGGTGGTGCTGATTGCTCCACTTTATCCATTCTAGCTTTTAACTCTTGTAGTTCTGCATCTTTTTTATCAGCTTGGCTTTGCCAGTACTGAAATTGATTAGGATCTTCCTTAGGATTCACGCCTACGGTTCCTTCTGATAGGTTACCTTCATCTTGTTTTGGCTCAATAGGTGCAACGTATTTACTCACTTCTTGTTCACCAAATATCTCGTTAAAGATATTATCATCTTCAGCAGATGCAGGGGCAGTTCCCTGATTTGCTAATAGTGGATCTGTATTCGTTATCTCTTCATTATTCATAGTATGTTTTACCTTTCTCTAACTCTCAATTTCTTCAAGTGCCTCAATTGCAGCAGAAGGTGAATCTTGTTCTTCTCCTTGCATTTGTTCTTTAGATACTTGCTTCACTGAGTTCATCAGATTTTTTTCACTATCCGCTATCCTTGATTTATACATCTCGGTAGCAGCTTCAGCACGATTAGATATCTTATCTAAATCGCCACTAAATTTTTCTACTTCTAAACGTTTCTTAGCATGAAGCTCTTCACGCATAGCAGTTTGTAGGTCGCCTTTGACCTTCTTCAATTCTTCTTGTGTCATTTGTAGTTGTTGTGCTAGTTGTTTCATTTGTCCTGAACGCTCTAGTACACCATCTATATCTATAATTTCTGACTTCTTCAATACTTCTGCTTGGTCTATTAAACCCATTTGGAACATTTGCATATAAGTATTTAATAATGCCATTCTGTTTGTAGGTAATGTAGAACCAGCAACTACTTTAATATCGTATCTGCCTACAGCTACATCGTGAAACATTTTAACATCTCCTGTTTCACTTTCTTTAAAAAAGTTAAATCTTTCTTCTTTTTCTGTACCATTAGGTTGTACTAGTCGCACAACTTTTTCTTCTGTATACATTTGTTGCATTAAAGGTACAGCAACTTTACCTACTTGATTTAAAAAGTTTTCTACGTCATCTCTTCTGGATTTAATACGTCTTTGACCAAACTCGTCTACAACTAATGTTCCTCTATAGGTAGAAGGAGCATTCATTCCGCTTCCTTGCATTAATTCAAAAATACCAAATCCATACTCTAAGTCATATTTAGCATCAGCTTCATTTTTATATAACTCATTTGGAAGTGGTACGGGACCAGCTACGATAGGTGCACCAAGCTCAGCATCAAACTCAATAACGCTAGTCCCCGCTTTACTCCACTCCTCCTCAATTTGTCGGAGGTCTGCTGAACCACGAGGAATCAATAATTTAACATTTGTACTTGTACTTGCATGAGCAATAATTAAAGAACGAATTTTGTTAATGTACTCTTGCAATGGTCTGTATAATCTTACATCAGACTCAGGATAAGGATTTCTATGGTGTATATTCATTATTGGTATAATAGGATAATCTTCAATTGGTAATATTCTAGTATATAATAAATTATTTCCTACTGTTACACATTGTTTAACACAACATTTATCAATAACTATAGACTCTATTTTTTCCATACCTATTAATTCTTCTGCGGTAATAGGTATAATAGAGGTAGTACTCCCTGGTATTCCATCTTTATCTTCTGGTCCTGGAACTTTTTTAGGTTCTTGTGGTATAATATTTCCTTGATCGTCAAATTCTGGTTCAGGTAAAGTAAAATGAAATACTTGTCCTACTGTTTGTAGTATGTTATAAAGTTCATCCATTGCAACTTCATCAAAAATAATAATTTCTTCACCTGTAATTTTAGATAGTTTTATATATCTTCTTTTTAAATATTCTTCATATTCGTCTTTATTAAACAATAATTCTTTTCTAGAAAAAGTTTCATAAACATTATAGTATTGATGCATTTCTTTTGTATATTTTTCAATATACTTTCTTTTACTGTGATAAGTGGTTGTTTCGTCTGTGCTAAATATTTGACCTTCTGTAGCAGATAAATCTGTTTCAGGATAATCTTCATCGCCATCTACAGCACTTTCTGCATCTAAAATAATATCCATATACTCGGGATATACTTGCATAGCTTGTTCGTCTGTAATGTATTTTACAACTAAAATATTAGCAGCATCTCTAGCATAAACATCTTTTGCGTTAGGATCTATGTAAACATCTAAAGGATTAACACCTTTAATATAAACTTCTCCTTTACCCATATCAGCATCGGGATCTTGATAAACATTCATTACTCCCATACCGCCAACATAATAGTCGTCAATAACTTTTTTTAATTCTTCATCTCCTGATGATTGGTCCCAAACCCATGAAAACAAATCAGAAAAAACTTTGGCTGTATCTCTATCGGAATCTTCTCTTGCTGTTGAACGAAATTGAGGTGAGTTATACGTAAGTAAAGATTTTGCGGTTTCAACAATAGGATGGATTCTGTTTACAACAATAGGTGCTTGACCACGTGATTCCAATACTTCACGTTCATCATTTGTCCATTGAGCACCCGCTCTAAACTCTAAAGACTCTTGGAATTTTACAGCCCAAGCTTCACGAGAGTTATCGTATTCATTTAACAACTCTAAAGATTCTTGTACTTCTTCATGGATTTCTCCATCTTCATACTGTACCTCGCCTTTTTCAAAACCAAATACATCAGACAATTTATCGTCTAAATTACTTCTTGACGCTTTTGTTCTTTTCTTTATTTGTTCTGGCATTTATAACCTTGTACCCTTTTGGTATTTGAATCTTTGTTGTTTTATGTAAGATTTTATCGAATTGATCTAAATCAAATCGATATTTATTTATATCTATACGCATAACCTCTTTATTAACTTATAAGAATATTTCAATAAAAGTCAAGAACATTATAGAGTTTTCCAGCTTTTTCTCGTCAATAACCCAAATAACTTGTCTTTTTTAGCTGTAAAGCTTGATTCGTGTAAAGGTTTATAGCAATTTTTATTAGCATAAAAAAATCCATCTAACAAGTCATCGTGTTTACCTCTAGGATACAATAACAACTCATCTATAAAGTTTTGCATAGTAGGTTGTATGTATACTTTATTACTAGCAAACAAAGGTTGCAAACTCTCCAATCTATAAGACTTGCTTGTTCTAGGATTTTCTTTTATTTCAAGACCAGGTATAAACATACCCATTTCTTCTGCTTTTTCTTTAATGTATTGTCTTAGCATTTCCTGATAACCAACAGACTCAATTCTTGTCTTGGTACTTCTGTATGTTTTAAAATTATTTATAATAGCATCTGCTAAATCTAAAGGCGTTGCTCTTTTTCTATAATAGGGCAAACAAAATCTATTGCCTTCTTCATCTACTGCAATATTAAATATCACAGAATAGTCTGCTGTTTTTCTTGTACTAGATGCAGGATCGACTCCTGTAAAAATGTTTACAGGTCGCCTCTCTTCTACTTCCTCACCATTTAGGTTCGTCAGGATGAGAGTTGACAATCCTTGTTCATTCTTTTCGATATAGCCGTCATAGTTCTGAATATACTCTTGTCTAAACAGTGCATCTTCATCTCCAACTATTTGACATAGATATTCTCTATAAAATACAGATAGTCTATTAATACTTTCTAGTTCTGCTTTTTTTTGTTTTAATTTATCTATTGGCCACACTTCATCCCATAGTGCTACACCTTTTTCTAAGTCAGGTCTAAACTCTAATGTGTTCCAACCTTTCATTTCTTTCAAGGTTTCCACCATACAACGTTCATGCTGCGGAGTACCAATAACACATATTCTACCAGATAACGGGTCAAGGGATGGAACACCAGATTGCAAAAGCCAACGTAAATTATATTCCATAGCTTCTGCGGTTTTAGTATTATTTTCATCTTCTGGATCATCTAATATTAATAATGTTGGTCGTTGATTACCATGCTTAATACCACGTATCTGTTGCCCTGTACCTTTACAAATAATCAAACTACCATCTTTTAACTCTACTTCTGTATTAGTCCACTTCTTAGCAGACTGCATTCCCCAATACCCAAAGAAGTATCGAAATTCTTGAGAATAGTCAAGCACATCTTTTATGGTTCCTAATAACTTGGTAGCGTGTGATTGAGTTCTAGACACAAGTACAATTACTTTTACGCCTTCTGTAAACATCAAATGAAACAAAGGAAAAATACCAGCAGCCACTGAACTCTTAGCGTGTCCACGTGGTGCTATAATATTTATCTGTTTAGATTCTGTGTCTAGTAATTGATCTGTAAGATCGTAATGAAACGGAGGAGATTCACTGCTAAACATATTCGGCATAACCATTCGGCCGAATAATAACATATCCTGTTGCATTTCTAATAGTAAGTCGTCTTTATTCATCAATTATAATAGTTACATCTAAGTCCATATCTGCAGCTACTTGTATTAACGTAGCTAAAAATACTAACAAATTTTTTTCTTTACCTTTCAGTACTATCCGTTTCTCCACTTGGAAGCTCTTTCTTTTGTGTTGCTTTTAATTTCTTCTTCTGTGTTTCAAACTGATTAGAAATTTGATGGCTTATATCCATCTCTAACGATTCTGTTACTTGTTGTTTGTGTGGTGCCATATCTAAAAATACTGATAACTCTTTAGCAGCACGAATCATATCGCCACTATTTTCTTTCATCTTAGCTACTAGTATAGCATCTTTCATTACATCTAACACATATCCTTCGTCTATTTCTTTTTCAGTTAACACTTCTTGTAATTTCTTTTGAATCATCTTTTTTACCTCTTTAGACTTTAATAATCTTTTTGCAGCGATCTCGGGTTTATCTTGGTCAGGCCTATACAACTTACCAATTACTTCTAGGTTTGGCGATTCTCCTGCCATTTTGTAAGCCAAATAGCTATCCACTGCTAGTTCTGCACGTTTACTTTTAGCTTCTATCTCCGTATAAGGTTTAGTAGACACTGTATTAAAGTTCTTAGTTCTCCAGTGCGGTTTAAACTCTAAACGTCTATTATGTCCCAACCATTGTCTACCATAGGGAAACGTCATCTCTGTTCCGTTCTTATACTTCTTTTTATATAAACATTCACTTACAAAGCCGTCATCACTAATACCTAGGTCGCCTTCTTCGCATTTTTGCCAATGTTTATAAGAAAGATCCGTAGCTTCCTTTTCTTCCCATACAGAATACTCTACAGGTTTAAAACTATTTTTTTTCAGTTTCTTTTTTATCTTTATCATCTATATCTAGTTTTTCTTTTAAGTACTGAACAAAATCATCCTTATCTTCATTGAACTGTATGTATTCATCTACGACTCTAGCATTATTGGTAATATCTGCTTTTAATGTTTCTATATGAATCATCATCTTTCCCATAATAGCCATCATCTCTTTTAGCGTAGGTTTGCTTTTTTTCTTTATTGCCATTAACGTTTCTCCTTAACGTAATTAATTATCTAAATAATTAATGTATCTCTTAACGTTACTATTAACGTTAATACCTTACAATCAATTGCTTTCTTCATCTTTGATTTTATCTAAACCCATAGACATTTTTTCTTTTTTTATCGTTATTGCCATTTCGCTAGACATTATCTCTAATGTTTCTAAAATCTCAGGATCACTTAGATCAATCTCTACTGATTCCCATTTACCTGTACGTTTATTATATTTTTCCAAAAATTTATTTTCCTTTATAAAATGTAGTATCTTATCTAAGTGTTTCATTATATAACTTATGAATAAAAATGAATTACTTACAATACTTTAAAAAATTGCTCTAGATTGCGTGTACGAGGTATATATACCACCTACCTACCGTTAATCGTTGAATTAATCTCATAGTTTTGTTGAAATTTAATCTGAGATATTAATCCAATCGATTAACGTTTCGGTAGCTGCTCTCTTTTTGGAGGCTTAACACAGTCTCGTAATCTAATCACATTCACAGTAGAAGGAGAAATTCACTATGAACAAAGTAACTTTAATCAATAAACTCAAACAGCATAAAGGTTCTATCGTTGGTGCATACACGTATTGCAAGCAAGATAAAACTCAAAGCGGTACCCGTGTACTCTTGAAGAACCTTGACGCGTTTGATGCCACCTTTAATTCAGACCCGAAGAACCCACCAGTTGGCTTACGCTTCGTGATGAGTATCGACAAGGAGCAATCGTTCAAGGACATAGAGTTCTTATCGACATTCACCGAGTACGCCAACTTGTGTGATATGGATGTTCTCGAACCAGAGTGGCAACCCTTAGTTCAGACGAAAGGTGCTCGCAAGGGCTCTAAGACCGTTGCAGTATTCGTCTATCCAGATGAACTCTAATTGTCTGAACTAACGCTATCATTGATGCACTATACGTGTGTCGTGTTAGCGTTATACTATAATACCTTACAAAAAAGCACTTGTAAGTGTATGCATTATTCACTAAGATCACAATATGCCAATCATCGTAACAACCTCTCGATATCTTCATATCAGTTAGTATATCAATACACATATGAATGTTGCGATGGTTGGCTACACTTTAACACAAGAAGGGAGCGTTAACATGAAAACGATGTTAATTATTGGTGCAATCATTGTCTTCGTAAGCGTATGGTTTAATGAAATGAAAGCTGCGCAAGACGATGACAAATGACACCGCATTCGACATTATTATCGAAGAATCAAAAGTAGATGATGATGTAGAATTAAAACCAGTAGATGATTATGTCAAAGAAGGACATATATCAGAAAACATATCAGAGTATTATGATATGCAAATAACCTTAGTCAATGTCCAGGCTAAGAATAGAAAGGTAAAGATAGAGGTATCTTGATGCGTGAATTGTATTCACCAAAAGAACATTTATACTTTACCAAGTTAGCACATTCACAAAAGTTTCGCAAATGGTTCAAAGATAGATACAAGGTAAATCTTAGCACTTTGAATACCAGCGAGGCTTTTGATGAAGCGAAGTTAGCAGTAACAAGTAGAATGACGTTAAAATATATGTGGGCGATATATTATAATGTCGTGAAGGGATAGTTATGTTAAAAATGATATGTCAACATTGTAGAGTACCAGTTGCAAATAGTGACGTAACAACAAGAGAGTTAAATATCTTTGAACCTTGTTGTGATGACTCTAAAAGAGAAATCAGTCACTTAAAAGCGCACTTTACAAAACAAGCACATCAACATGGAAAATGGAAGGTAGACACAATTGACGATATTGGCAACATTATTGGCAGTAGCGATAAACAAGAATTCGTGGAACCTTCCTTCTATGAAGACGAGATGCATAGATAATTGTACCTCTATTCTTAATGAAATAAGAATAATATAGGAGGAAACAATGAGATAATTATGCATCTGATAGGCGTGGCTTGAAATTATAGTCACGCTTATCACTTAAACAAATAGTTGGAGGAAAAACTATGAGTAATAATGAAAAAATCGTCAAGTTGATTGAAAAACGACTTGAACGAGGTGCAAAAGATTACGGTGCAGAAGTACCATTTGATGACACTCGTGATCATTTGCAAGATGCTTTAGAAGAAGCATTAGACATGGCTGTGTATTTAACAGCAAAGATAATCGAAATACAAAGAAGGGAGTCGAAATGGCTAAGGATCAAACGTACTTGCATTATGACCGTTTCAAGGCTAAGGCCAAAGAACGTGAACAGGAAATGCAAAAACTGGATGAGTTCGTTGAGTTCTTATTGGGTAGCAATAAAGAACCGTATGAAATCAGGAATATAATAACATATTACGTTGCAGTTGCATGGGAATGTTCGTATGCACAAGAACGTGGTGACAAGAAAATCATGGAGGAATCAAAATGTCAAGATATGGAGAAATAACTGTTTTGAATAACTTGAAAGTTAATACCAATAAAGCAAGCAGTAGTGCTTTTGGTAAAAATGGAAAAGGTAAAAAGATAGATAATATGTCATGGTGGGATATTTCTCAGTTTGGTGACAAACTAAGTAGAAATACTAAAATGATCGAACTAACACAACACTTTGAAAGCATTTACAATAATACAGATATTCGTACAGTCGAATTAAGTATTGATGGTAGTTGCGATAGTGGTTGTATTGAAGAGGTACGTTTTTACGATACAAATGATAGTGAAATAGAAATAAACTATGAAACAGCAGTATTATGTTATCGTGAAGAATGGAACAACGATGGAATATATAGTTGGGATGTTAGTTGTGATAATTGGAGTTCTAAAACAAACTTTGAACAAGCGTTTACACCGTCAGTTAAAGGTGATACAAATGAAGGCTTTTACAATGTTTGTGTTGCTCAATTGAAAGAAGTTAACAATCTTGAACAAAACTCTGATAATATGAAATGGATTGTAAGTTCAATTCATACTGAAGATCGTAAACTTGAGTTGTTTAGATTTACTAATAAACATGTAACTCAAAGATATTTTCCAAGTGAACGTGGCAGTGAAAATCATGGTATCAAGCTACAGTTTCCTAAAGTACCATATAGTGCTTGGGAAGCTATAGAAGATCATGGTTATGCTCAATTAGAAGGCGGTTGGGAAATTAACGAAGGTAGTCAAAATACTGTGCAATACAAAATAATACCTTCGACTGAACCTGAAGCTGAATTTCATGTAGAGGTTAGCGTAGAACAAAATCGTAACATCATGGAAGTGGAAACATACAATGATGAATATGTAGTTCGTTCAGATCATAAAGATAAGTTGAAAAAGTATATAGAAGATACTTTGAAAATGAATACTTATGAAGAACAAACGCTAGATTTTGCTATCAAGAAAGATAGGAATAAAATCTACGATATTGCAGCGTTCATTCATGAATTAAAGGTATCTTAATGGATCCTTTGATGCATAGCAATAGTAGTGTTAAAAAATGGGGAGGTAATGTTGATGATTACCTTCCTATTCATCATTGGTTTGATGATAGCAAAAGAGGTTTTGCGAACATTACACATCGAGCTATGCGACATCATTCAGAAGGTATCGGTTGGTGTATTGACACATTTGGTAAATATTTAGAATTATCAAATGGTAAAAGAATACCAGTTCGTTACGTTGCAGAACAACACGTCAAAGAAGATTGCGGCCAAATACCATCTATGAAAGACTGGTTAGTATGTATGAAACCACAAACATGGATGTACAAAGTTGGCAAAGTACGTGAATAATTACAATAATCTTTTAGTGCCATATAAGGTTTTCTTCTTTATGTCCTTATTACGGTTGCAAGAGATGAGTAATAATAGTCACATTACAGATGGTCCAGCAATGGAATATTCTGAGTGACTTAAATCAGAATAGAGGTGAGTATGGTTATCCTACTAACACAACTAGCGGACTTACCTCAGTTCTGAATAATATTAATTAGTTAGGAGAAAACAATGAAAGCAGTAGATAATAATGAAGTAATAGTTGGAACTGGAACTGATACTGATCCAATAAATAAAATCCATAAAAGTGAATGGATAGCATTGTTAGAAGTAAGGCAAGACGGACAATACAATATGATGAGTCCTATGGCAAGACAATCAGCTGGAATAGACAAAGAAACTTGGAAACAAATGTTAAGTAACTTTGATGATCTATATGAAAAATGGGGTGATCTAAATGAATGCGTCTGATAAAGCGTTAGAAATACAAGAGAAAATTCAAAAACAAATAGATAAATTGGAAAAATTAGGTTTTGAATTTATGTATCATAACAGAATTAGCAGCATTAGGAGGTTGAGAAATGATAGATAAAGCATTTTCAATCAAACATGAAGGTCATTTAAACAAAAACAACATCATATTTAAAAATACCAACATTGTAAGATTAGTAAAAGATATGCATTATGTAAATAATCAATTAGGTGTATGGAAATCTTGCGATGAATGTGGTGTCTGGGAATTAGAAGATGATTTACTTTATTGGGAATATATGAATAAAGTAGATCAAATGTTCTGGTCGCAACATAAAACAGGTGAAAAACTATGTGATGATTGTTGGAGAGATTAATGAATAGTAGAGAAAAAGCATGGCACGAAAACAATAAACCACGTGAAACTATACATGATAGAATGAAATCAATGACTTTTGTAGATCCTTGGAGTGAAAAAGGTATGCAAGAATCAGAAGAATTTGCTAAAAAGTATGGTAGAGCATGGTGGGTTTACGTTGGAGTACCAGTAAATCAAAAAAAGTACCTTGATAGTTGGATAATGCAGTTCAATATCAAGGAAAATGACGAAAATGCATAAGAAGGAGAATAAAAATGAGGCATTATTGGTATGACGCTGATGCAGATATAATGTATGCAGCGTGTTTACAGTCTTCACAATTATTTTTAGGAATAATTTTGTTGATTGTAGCTTGGGAAATAATAAAATATTTAGTTTGGAGGTTAAAATGAGTATGTGGTGGCACAAAAAAGCTGAAGAACTATTAAAAGGGCAAACAATTCTTAGTGTAAAATGGCAACGATGGGATCCAGATGATAGTGATTATGGAACTGGTTTAATATTTGAAACTGAGAATAATGTTTTCTTTGTAGGACAAGACGATGAGGGTAACGGCCCTGGTTCGTTGCATTATGTATACAAAGAAGCAGAAGTAGCTAAAATAGCAGGTGGAGTATTACCTGTAGATGTAAAGGAGGTGTAATATGGAAAAAGACCATATAACATACATGTCAAGCGATGGAAAAAAAGTTACTACTAAAAGAAAGTATACGAAATTTCCATACGATTTATCTGATTGTTCTATATTATCTAACGAACATGGACAAATGGATAAATTCTTAGAAGTAACAAATCCTTTTAGTGGTGAATCTTACAGATTATCACCAGTAGAAGAAGCAGTTTACTCAGTTATAATGGGCGCACAATATATGCCTAATTATATGACCAGTCCTAAGTTGCAGCAAGATGTACGCAAAGGACTTGACTGGTTTAGAGATAATAACGCAAAAGCGTACATGGTATTACTAGATTAATAACAATAACACTTGGATAAAGGGTCTATTAATATTAGATTCTTTATTCAAGCTAACCAACCATAAGGAGAAAATCTATGGGATTTAATGTAAAAGACTATGCATTAGTCAAAGATCGTTTAGTGAGTGCTCACGACGAATTTCCTAAATGTCAAATACGTACTGAATTAGTAAACGTACAACCTATTAAAGACACAGCAACAGGAGAAACATGTAATGAGTACATCATCAAAGCGATATTCACGCCAGAACCATTATCAGAACCAGAAGTATACTACACAGGATATGCGGCTGAAAGAGATAATACTGGGTTTGTTAATAAGACGAGCGCTTTGGAAAATGGCGAAACGAGTGCGGTGGGTAGGGCCCTTGCATTTGCAGGTTATGGCGTTGATCATTCAATCGCTTCTCGTGAAGAAATTGAGAACGCAAAAGCTAAACAAAAAGTCGTTAATCCAACTATTAAATCATTGGAAGCAATGGATGATTTAGCAGGCGAATGTCTTAAAAAGGAGCTTATGTCTAAAGAACAGCATATAGCTTATATGAAGAAACGTGGCACAGGCTATTATGATACGAAAGTAAAAGTAACAAGAGCTGTATTACATTTTCAGGAACTTTTAACTAAAAAGGAACCTAAAGATGTCAAATAAAAAAATGCCACAAGAACACAGAATAAGTGGATTGCTACCAGGTGAAACACAATGGATCAATAATAATCACGGTAGATATTTACTTGTTCACGTACCTTTTGCAGCAGACGAAGAACGTTATAACTTTGAGTTTCCAGACTATGAATTAGTTATGGAAGCTGTTGACAAAGCTATAATGACTGAATTGGATGCTGTAAATGATGCAGTAGATGAACGCAATAGCAAATACCAAAAGGAGGACTAATGGCTATTACAGGTACTAAAATAAAAAGCAATACAAGCGGAGGTAACAAAAAATACTTTATTAACAAGTGTACAGTTACCGCAGCAGAACAGATCGAATCACAATATAGTGATACAACAGTTAAACTTGAGTTAACCGATGAAAGCAATGGTTACAAATATAGTTTATTTATGAATCAGAATTACGAAAAAGACACTAATGGTGTTGTATCTGATTTGAAATATCCTGATTTAGTAAACACATTGTTCTTAGCAGCAGGTAAAGATCTAAATATATCTGATACTGGTGACATCAATTTAGAAGAGTTAACAAATTCACAAATAGCTTGTTTAAGTTATCCGTCAACTGGAAAATATAAACGTGCTATATGGTCTACAGTTAGTTCTTGGAAAGATGAAACTCAATTGGGTAAGGATTTTGAAGCTCAATTAGCGAAAGGTTATCCTAAAAATTACAGAAAAGAAGATAGTGCAGTTCAAGCACCAACAGAATCTGTAGATTTAGATGACCTTCCATTCTAGTGACTGCTAAAACAATACTGCTTAACTGGGTATCAGAACAAGCAGATAAATCTAGCAACAATACATTTTATTCATACGACATTGAACTTAATGTTCCATTATATGGAAAATTAAAGTATGGTAAAATACATACTGCTAGTACATATTCTAGGCTATGGAGAGAATTGAGAGAAAGTCCTCAATTGTTTGAAAGTTTAGATATAATGTTAAGAGAAGTATCACACACAAAACAGAAAAAGGTAAAAGGATGGATGGCAATCAACATGAAGAAATACGGAGGGATTCCAGAATCACTTCAGACTGCTATGTCGAAATAGTAAAAGATAGTATTTCTAATCGTAATCAAGTAGTAACTACAGAACAATATAAGAAAGCTGTGTTAGATTACTCTTGGTCGAAAGAAATGTATCGTTCTTATTTTGTGTTTGATGAAAGTTTCGATAAACACGTAACTGAAACTGGAACTGTAAAAGGTTTTGACGGTTCATGTGCATTGGATTATATCATATTAGATGTAGACAAAGGTGAAATACCTAAAGATCAGATGATAGGATATATTCAAGCGTGTTTGTCTGAAATGTTCGATAAAGGCGTAATGGAAGAAGACATTAACCTATGGTTTAGTGGTAACGGTTTTCATATAGAAATGAAAAATGTATTTGGATTGCAACAAAGTAAAACACTTCATGATAAGCTAAGGCTTACAATGAATAAACATTTTGACTTTGCAGACTCAATCTATGATAAAACGAGGATCATCAGAACTAAATGGTCGTTAAATCCAAAAACACAATTACATAAAATATGGATACCTTTATCACAAATAGGTGACATAACTTACAAAGATCTTGAATGTTATGCTTCTACAAGACAAAACTACTTAGACTGGGTTAACAGTGATTCAGATAATTTCTTTGAAACGCTGCATAAAACACCTCAAGTAGAACCTTATCTTCAATCAATGGTTATTGCATCACCTACTATTGTAACAAAACCTAACTCTAGTAAGAAGAGTTCAGACGTTACAAGCGTAGTGTCGTGTATGCAGCACATATTCAACGAAGGTCCACACATTGGAGCTAGAAACAACAAAATGATGCGTATGACAAGCACGTACAAACGTGCAGGTGTACCTTTCATTGTTGCTTTGAATGGTATGCATACTTGGAGTGATGGTCAAATGAGTGAAGAAGAAGTAAATAGAACTGTTAAAAATGTGTACGATGGTAATTATCAATATGGCTGCGATGACCACATCATGGCTGAGTATTGTGATACTAAATGTATTTACTATAAACGTAAAGACTATAAATTAGATATTAAAGGTGTTAATGAATTAGAAGATTCATTAAGAGATTACCTTATAAATACCATGTCGCAAAACTCTATTCAATTAGATAAAATATATGGATGCGATTCCTACAACTTTTCACCAGGAGAATTAGTAATATTTTCAGGTGATACAGGTTTAGGTAAAACTGCTTTTATACAAGATATAATTGTAAAAGCAAAACAACATACATTGTTTTTATCTTTAGAGATGAATGAACAGTTAATATTCAGGAGGTTTGGTCAAATAGCTGTCGGTAAAGATAAAGAATGGATTACTAATGAATACAAAAATAATCCTGAATTTACTTTAAAAGATAAGTTAGATCACGTGCAAGTTATGACGATTGCACCTCGAATAGACTCAATTAAGAAAGTAGTATCTGAGTACCAACCTAAAGTGTTAGTAGTAGATACTACGGATGAAGTACAAGTAGACTTTGTTAAAGGTGAAATAGAAAAGCAAAATATAGTTATTGGTGCATTGAAACAAATTGCACAGAAAACAAATATAATTATTATTGCAATACATCACTTAAACAAATCTTCTGCTAGTAATAACGTAATCAATTTGCATTCGTTAAAAGGTTCATCAAATGTAGTACAAAAAGCAGATAAAGTAATACTTATCAAAGGTAATCGTGACGATGCAGTACGTATAGTGAGTTCTGTTAAATCACGTGACGAAGGTAGGTTTGAAATGACTGCAGCATTTGATACCGATACAATGCAATTTAATCAAATAAGGAGTAATTATGATTAAACTAGATACATTAGTTAAACCAAGTTATAGTGATAAAAATAATATCCAGAAAGCACATTTAAGATTGTTAAAAGTCTTAAACTTTTCCGCAAGAATGGATAGTAATTTTGGTAATCACTTGTGGTTTGACGTACGTGTAGGACCTATGGAATTTTCCACAGGTTTTAGAATGTGGGATGAATCGCCACAAGCTGTAGAGAAATACAAGGAAGATTTTAACATCTTTGAGATGGATCAAAATCTTGCTACAAGTGACGCATCCTAATAAAATACGTGGTAACAATCTCGAACGTGAGATCGTGAATACAGCTAAAGACATGGGCCTTTCTGCAAAGAGGGCCTATGCTTCAGATGGTAGATCACTAGGTAAATCAGAAGTTGTTGACGTGATAGTCGAAGATACATGCATACAAGCAAAGCGAAGAAAGAAAGTTGCACAATGGCTGTATCCAGATTATCACGGTGACGATGTAGACGTTGTTGTTACACGTATGGATAGAAAAGAATCTTTAGCTATAATACCACTAAAGAGATTCTTAAGATTATTACAAATTGAAAAGGAGAATCGTGATGACTTTGAGTAAAGAAGAAATCAATGCGATCATATCTCTTGCTGCCAAGATCATACAGGAACAAGAGAAAATTAAATCAGATAAAGCTATTAGGGAATCAGAAGATTTCTTAGATTTAACTGACGTTCGTAGACCTGATTGTAATGATTAAATAAAAATTGAGATGCCTTGCACACAAGTTACATTAGTTTACTTGTGCAAATACTACGATTGGTTGGCTACTAAAAACATATCTTCTTAGTCGATAGATATGTATCTTAAGTATTGTGAGGCATCTTAATAACAAGGAAAATAATTATGACTGAACAAGAAAAAATAAAAGAAATTAAATTATTAAAAAAAGAAATAGCAGAAATAAAAAAACTAACTGAAAAAGCAATAAAATTTTTGACTACAAAAAAAGAAGAGTCGAAAATTTTATTGGAAAAGCTTTCTAAAGAACAACGCTAAATAAAACATCTATTCATCACTTAAGTTTTCTAACATAATATCTCTATTGCGTTGCTCTCTTTCAACACGTTGACCATACCATTTCATGCTATTACGAGGTATACCAGTAGAATATTCCATCCAATAATTTGGTTTCTGTGTTGTCTTATAAACATCACGCATCAATCTACCACCAGGTAAATATGTCCAAGCAGTATAATTCCAGAATGCTTCGTAGTTACCATTAACTAAAGCATTAACATGAGGCATAATAAATCTTGCAGCAGGAGGTGTTACGATCTGTAACGGTGCCATAGCTTTGATAGGATATTGATTAAAGAATGCTCTTTCTCTTGTTTTTTCATCACCAAATAAAAACTCAGCTGTATCTTTAAACATATTCATAGGCGGAGATAAAGCATACTCAAATATACTGTAAGCAAATACACTAGCTAATGCCATAGTCATAGCATCATTAGCTATTTGTCTTTCAAATCTTTTAGTAGCTTCAAAGTTAGCGTGCCCTTCTACTGCCATCATATCTTCAAACATAGTTTTTCTACGTCTAATACTACTCCACATATAAGGCTGGAAACGTGTCATTACACGACCAAACGCAGTATTACTAAAGTTAGGTCTGTATGTAGCGTGATAAATAAACTGTGAACCTTCTACACCTTTTTTAGCAGTCTTCACTAAAAACTCGTCAGTTACTTTGATATTACCTTTTGTATCAGCGTATAATTCTCTAGCTTTTAAATAATGTGATAAAAATGCTTTACGTCTTAATAATTTTTCAGATGCAGACATAAATACACTACCAACTTCCATGGCTGCAGCATCTACATTATATTTAGTAGCTAACTCTGCTATAGTTTCTTTTACAAAAGCATCATTTTTTTCGTTAACTTCTTTAGAGTTACCCCACAATTTGTTTTTCTTGGTATTTTGTGTAACTCTTTTTACAAGTTCTGATAAAAACTTTTTAACCTGAGCAGGTTCTTTAGCTTGTAGATAAGTTAATTCTTGTAACAAATTACCTTCCAACAATCCTAAACTATCTATCATCATGTGTACATCTTCCATGGATTTTAATTCTTTATCTTGATATGTTTTAGTTTTTGGATCGTATATCCTAAACTTTTTACCAGCAAATACTTCGTTTATTAAATAATCTTCTCTAAATGAATTAACAAAATGTGTAAAACCAGTATCTGTTATTACGTTTTGATAACCACCATATACATTTGTTATTGCAGCTTTAGGGTGAAACAGTAAACTAAATACTTCAAACTTACCTTCTAAGTCACTCATATACTGAGCCATATCTACCATAGCTTTATGTCTTAGTATTGGATCTTCAGGCAATGATTGAAACATTTGTTTTTCTTTACCTAATAATGATTTAGTAGCTTTACCATAAACCTTATTAATGTTGCCTTCAATTTTTAACATAGTATTACCAACAGATTCATCGCTAAACCATTGTCTAGGTGTAAAGTTAATCTTTAACTTATCTATGTTATCTTTATCAATAAGTAAATTTAGGTTTTCTTTTTGTGATTTTTGCATCCATTTTGTAAAATCTGTTTTAACTTGTGGACCAATAGTTGTCATGAAAAATTCATCACGTTTTTCTTTAGTAACACCTTTTAAATCTTTACCATGTTTTTTTATTAACTCACCTACCAACTTCTTTTTCATAGCACGTTGTTCTGTGTAGGTTGGCAATGCTGCTGCTTCCATATCTAACAATAATTTCTTTTCAACATTATTAAGTTTTCCATATTTCCACGATTGATCATATCCAGAATCTTGCCATTCTTTTAATAACACATAATCTTTTTTATTAAAACCATGTACTTCTATATTTCTTGTAGAAGGTTGTCCCATGTAACCTTTAGAAAAATCTAATAAAGCAGAATGCCATTGTTCAATAACATCAGACATAGTTTCATTTTTTCTACCTTGTTCTAAAAATTTATCTAAATAAATTCTAGTATATAAGGCACTAATGTTTTGAGTTAAACCTCTTGACATACTATCCATGTATTCTAAAGGAACATTACCATCAGTTCTAAAGAAAGGCAATGCTCTTTCTGTTCTAGAACGTGCGTGTGTAGACATACCTAAACCAGGATATACTGTTTTACCTCTTCTAGTAGGTACTTGATTTAAAGTATCTGCAGCATCTTGGTCTACATTAGGGTTTTCATATTTATTAGTCTTTAAAATTTTATTTTCTAATTGTTGATATTCAGCAAATCTAGCATCCTCTAACGTTACTTCTCCATTTAATACATCTTCTTTCATCTTAGGATCTAACAACTGATCAACTTTTTTAGACATAATACGTTTTTTCTCAGCAGGTAAATAATCTTCAACAATTTTCTTTTTGTTTTCTTTAATCTCTAAAGAACCCATGTAAGACCAGAAACGTGCAGACTCATCTTGTTCTTTAAATTTACCTACTTCTAATTGTCTAGCATCTAATTTTAATTGTTGAGATTTTAATTCTTTTCTAATTTTATCTCCTAATGTAAACTTTGTTTGTCCTTTGACTAATGTTTTGTCTAACAAATTCCAGTCAAGCTCTCCGCTTTTATTTAAGTATTGACTGTATTTATCGTGTATGTTTTGACGAACGTTGAAAGCATAGTTTAAAAACTTTATATCATCTAAATGAAAATGGTTACGTAATATTTCAGAACCAGAAACAGTATCTTGTTTAATTCTAACAGACTTATCAAAAGCCATTAGTCTTGAAGGACTAATTATTCCATTGGCATTAAAAAACATCTCCATTAAACGTTGTTGATAAAACAAAGGATGACTTGGTGCATATTTTTTATCAGGACTATATACATTTTTATATATAGTTTCTCCAAATGCTTTTTCAATATTTTTATAATTACTTTCTATAAATTGTTTTAAAGCAAAATCCATTATTGGTTGTATAACTTGATTGCGTATTACATCTGTGTATTTACTAGCATCTACAAATACCTGATCGCCTTGTTTATTAGTGTAATATAATTTTTCTGATATTTTGCTAAGTTTTTTTTCTGCTACATCTAAACGTTCTTGAAGTTCAATGCGTTCTTCAGCTAAAGTATTATTCTTTTTTGGTCCTAATTTATCTGGACCTAATACGTGTCTTAACACTGCAACTTCCCACAATATATCTTGATTAGCTGTATACACTTTTTGTTTTGTGTTTAATATTTTTTTATTAAATCCTACAAAATCTACATTAAACTTTTTAAGCTGACTTGCTATACTATGATTTTCATATATATTTTCAGCTATAGTTTTTAACGTAGAAGTTGGAACTAATATACCATATTCATCCATTTGTCTAGTTTTAGGATTAAATTTAACACCTCTATCTAATTGAAACCTTTTTTCAAAAGGTGAAATTAACTGGTCTAATCTTTGATAAATACCTAACACTTGATCTATACCTTTAGGACTTCTTAAGTGTGCGTCTATAGGAAACATAAAATTAATTTTGTCTGTAATAACAGAAGATAAACTATCCATAGGTATTTTTTGTATAACAGGATTAGCTTTTATATCTTTCTCTAGCTGCCCTATATTTTTATAAGGTTTAATTATTTTAGTTTTTTTATTATAACCATATACAATATTGTCTTTATCTTTTAATATCTTTCCTTGTGTTTGATCTGATAGTTTAGTTATAGAACCTTCGTTAGCATTAGCCCACTCCATTACATACTTTCTATAATCTACTCTTATTTTTTTAAACAAATCTAGATCAGACATCATTTTAACAAATACATCTTGTTCTTTAGCGTATTCTGCAAACGTTTTTAAGGGAACCATATCAGTCATGTCAACGTACAAGTCTTTACGTGCCTGATTAATTAACTCTTTATTTCTACGAATAGCATCAAATGCATCATTAGGACCGTATTGATTTTTCATGTGTTTTACAAAATACTTTAACCTCAAGCCATCTACATCTTGAATTAAATCTATCTCTCTATTTTTTCCTTGAAAAAAATTAGAATACAAAGAAGATATGTTATACAATATACCAGGATTACCATTTGCTATTTGATATTTAATAACGTCACGCAAGTCATCCAGGTCTTTTTTAATACCTTCTGTTTGATTGCTAGTTAATTTTTTCTTTGTATCAATTAATTTATCTAATTTCTTAGGATCTGTGAGAACGTCAATGTCAATTAAATCTGGAACAACTTGTTTAGTTCTATTCACTGCTGGTTTTGCAGTGTCTACTACTACAGGTTCAGATAGACTTGATGTAGATGGCGGTGTAATATCCTCACTCACGTAATCAATTAAATTGTCAAAATCAAAATCTTTTTTAAATTGCTCTATTCTAGCGTCTTTTTCTGCTACTGCTAGTTCTAGTACCTTATAACGTTCTCTAGCCATATACTGCTTATTACGGGCTTTTATGGACCATGTCTGTTCCAAGTCAGGTAAAGAACCTACAAATTCTCTTTGTAATGCGCCTCTTTGCTCATATAATTTGTCTAAAGTAGATTGTTTAGAAAACTCTTCTAATCCTTTAGTAAGTTTTGTTTCTTGAGCTTTTAATTTCAAAAGTTCTTTTATATCTCTATTAACATTTGTCAAGAAATCAAATCGTTTCTTTCCTCTAAATCCTGTAAAGTTTAAATCTATAACAGGATTAGCTATATAAAATACATCAAATAAATCTTCTACTAACATCTTACCTTGTTTAGTCAAAGGTTTTCCTACTGCATTTCTAGCTGTAGTTAATGTTTCTAACTGTTCTTTTATAGATTCTTTAGTAAAGTATATTTGATCTCCGTAGCTTCTAACGTTTTGTTTTTTATACCACTGTTTATTATTATCAAATGATTGATAAATTTTATTACGTTGTTCAAATGTAGTTTCTATTACGTCTACAATAAACTTATCAACAGCACTAGGGTTCATTTCTAATACCTCTACAGCATACTCTTTAAACGCTTGTGCTTTTTTCAAAGCATTGGAC